CTCTGGTGCTATCCAATGTAATATTTATGTACCTAAAAATAAAGGTACTGCTGTGCTATCTGCTGTAGGTGAATCTGTCATAACAGGATTAACCTCCATAAATGCTTCAGACTATGTAGATACCTTCAGTTGTAAACCCAGAGTTGAAGAGATAACTGGTCCAATACCCGTAGAAGTTGAAAACAGATCACACTTTCTGGGTGTTCTATCCTGTGCTTTTTCTGCCAATTCGTAGTATATTAGAGTAGCAATCTAACAGAATTATGACTAGAGCCATTGATCTCTTAAAGAATAAGTTTGGAGTAAGTCAGCTATACAAATATGATATAAAAGACTCTGAAGATAATATCGTACTTACTGTTTACTGGCATCCCCTTACTATCGCTGAACGTGAAATGATCCAGAAAAAGAGTGGAACGGAAGATACAAATGATTTTGCTCTACAACTAATGATAGAAAAAGCAATAGATAAGGAAGGTAATAGATTATTTGCTGATGGAGATAAAGCTTCTCTGCGAAGAGAAGTTGCAGCAGGTGTTCTTCAGGAAATACAGTTATCAATGCTTCAGGCAGGTACAGATCAGGAGGTTGAAGAGGCAAAAGCCGACTTGAAAAGCAAATCCTGATTGGTATTTTATTTACTCTTTAGCAAATGAGTTAAAGATGACTGTCAAAGACTTGTGCAGCAAACTGACTATTGAGGAAATGATTGGCTGGGCTGCCTTTTATGAAATACGTAACGATAATTTCAAAAAAGAGGAGAATAAGGTTCAAAGAAGAAGCGTTATTCCCAGATCAAGGTAGAATAGAATATAAGTTTGTCTAATTAAGGCTAAATGGCACAAAAAGATATAACGCTAAGAATAAAAACTGTAGAAAAAGAGCTAAATGAATCTCTTAAAAAGATAGGATCTTTAGAAAAGACTGTAGACAGATTAAATAAAAAACAAATAAAATTAAAAACTAATAGAGCACAAGAGGCAGCAAAAAGACTACAAAAAGAATTAAAAAAGGCTGATGAAATAACTGCAAAACTATTTTCTTTCAATAGAACTGATGGATTTGGAAGATCTATAGCAAAAGTAAGAGATGAACTTTCTGCGGTAAGATTAGCATTTGATAAAGCCAACAGTGCAGCAGAGAGACAGGAAAAAGCAACGGCTCTTATTGCAGGTAATTTTAAGAAGATAAGAATGGAAGCTAGTGCTTTTGCACAAGCAAGTGGTAATCGAGAGGCTTTAAGAGGTGCTGCTGGTGGAGATGTAAAAAACAGATTAAAGGAAATAAGTGAGTTTCCTAAAACCATGCTTGCTGGTAGAGAAGCCATGGGTCTTCTTAACAGGATGTTAGAATTGTCTGTGGCGGGTTCAAAAGACTTCTTACTTATAAGTAAAGCAATAGGAGAACAGTTAAGATCAAACGCAGAAATACAAAAAGCAGCAGATAAAGCTGCTGGATTAGATAAACCTAAGAAAAAAGTAAAAGAAAAGAAGGAAGAAAAAAGAGGAGAAAGAGAAATAAATAAAGAGTTAGAAAAGAGACTTCAAATGGAGATGGACTTAAACAAAGTTCGTCAAAAGAGAATAAGGCAACAAAAAACAGAACTTAAAAATGAACAACGTGCTAGGTCTAAGAGAAGGCAAAGTCAGTTACTCGGAGCAGGTTTTCCCCTACTATTTGGTGGAGGTGCTGGAGCAGTAGGTGGTAGTTTACTTGGATCTTTCCTTGCCCCAGCAGGTGAGGAATTTGGTGGTCAAATATTTGGTAGTGCTATTGGTACGCTTTTGGAGCGTACTTTAGTTAAAGTAAAGGATATAGGTTTAGCTGCACAAGGTATAAATTTAGATGCTTTAGAACAATCTGGTATTCGTGTAAACGCACAATTAACTAAAACAGTTAATAAGTTAAAACGAGTAGGAGATTTTGAAGGTGCTCGACAAGAGATTGCAAAAGAAGCTGCAAGACAAACAGGAGGTTTCGGCACATTTACATCCAGACCTGACACGTTGGTTGATATAGGTAATCAATTAAATTTACTTGGCTCAAGATTCCAAGAACTTGTTGCAGCAGCCTCAACAGCGTTGGGAATAATAGCCGTTCCGTTTACATTTATAATTACCGAATTAGTAGAAGGACTAACTGCTGTAATAAAGTTATTTAACTTTTTGGCAAGTCAAATAGCTGGATTTATTAAAGACATAATTTTACAGTTAGAAAGAATACCGTTTTTTGAAAAAGTATTTGGCAATATAAAGGCTCAGATAGATGATATTAATAAAGGATCCAGAGACTTAGGTACTAACTTTGATAATTTTAAGGCTGATTTACTAGATCAAATAAGACTTAATGCAGAAATCTTATCATTAGGTAAAGAACGTGCTACTAAGGAAAAGAAAATAAGAGACTTAGTTAAAGAATATGGAAAGGATAAGAAAGATCAGATAGTAGCACTTGTTAATGCTTTAGAGTCTATTGAACAAGAAGTTAAACAGGTAGAAAAATTAAATGCTTTATATAAATCAATAGGACAAAGTATTGAGACTGGGATAGTGGATGCTATACAAGGTGCAATACAGGGCACTAAGACTCTTGGTGATGTAGCTCGTAGCGTATTCACACAGATTCAACGATCAATTATACAGTTTGGCGTTAATTCTTTCTTAGGAGGACTTCCTGGTGGTCTTGGTAAATTCTTTGGAGCTAGGGCAGAAGGTGGGCCAGTAAAACGAGGTGGCAGTTTTATTGTTGGTGAGCGTGGTCCAGAGTTGTTTACACCTGGAGCTAGTGGTCACATAACACCAAACAATAAATTAGGAGGATCTACAAATGTAGTTATAAACGTAGATGCTTCTGGTTCGTCTGTTGAAGGTGACGAACAGCAAGGCAGACAGCTTGGAATTGCGATATCAGCAGCAGTACAATCTGAAATATTAAATCAAAAAAGACCTGGAGGTTTACTTGCATAATGGCTACCTTTCCCTCTATCAACCCTAAATACGGACAGCAAAAAAGCTCACAACCTTTAACACGCACAGTTCGCTTTGCCGATGGTTATGAACACAGAATTTTATTTGGATTAGCAGAACATCAGAATCCAAAAATATTTAATTTAACCTTTGAAGTATCAGAGTCAGATGCAGATACGATAGAAACTTTTCTTGATGCGAGAGCAAATGATAGTGCCAGCTTTACTTTTACACCACCTGGGGAAGCAAGTTCTTCTCAGTTTGTTTGTGAGGAATGGACTAAATCAATACCATATTTAAGTAGAGCCACGATACAGGCTACGTTTAGAGAGGTGTTTGAACCATGAGTACTGGTCCTGTTTTTAGTGAAGTTCAAAAGATTAATCCTTCAGCAATTATTGAACTTTTTGCTTTGC